CGGATCACGCGTCCCGACTTACACAACCTCGACGATAACGTGCCAAGCGCAGTCCTTAACCTACAACGATATCCAACACCTCGACAGCTTGAATATCCAGGGCGTGAGGCGCGCGATTTACCTGACGGGCGTTGTCGAGGGCCTTGTGCGGGTGGATCGGAAAGGTGGGGATATTATCACGTTTCCAAACGGGACGTTTCCCGAAGGAAACGTGTGGCTCGCCGCAACGGTGCTGGAATCGTGGAGCCAGTCGGGTTGGACAAAAATATGTATCACGCTCCAAGACGGAAGCTAGCCTATGATTAGCCTTTGCATGGCTCCGTTGGGATACCAACAGATTACCGCTTCCGCGCTTGCTACCGCGCAATCCCTTATTGTCCCGGTCGGCGCGCAAGTCGCGCTTATCAGCGTCGACAGCGCGCCCGTCCGCTGGCGTGATGATGGCGTATCTCCAACCACAAGCATGGGCGTCGCGCTCACTAACGGGCTTCTACCGTTTGAGTATTCCGGCAATTTGCAAAAAATTCAATTCATCGCCGAAAGCGGAAGCCCTGTTCTGAACATATCGTATTATCATATAGATGGGTAGGTCGCATGATCAGCGCCATCGGCAACTACGTCCTGGGTATCCTCATTGGCTTTGATGTGACCGCAAACGCCATCATCGGCGGCGCGCACTACATGACCATTTCGGCGAGGATCGGATTATCTATCAAAGCCGGCGGTTGGGCTTCCAAGGTTCCCTGGCCCGCCTGGTGGGTCAGGCACTGCATGACGTCCGTGTATATGACGGTCGTTTAGAGCAAGACGTTTCGTGACCCTTTCTCTTTCTCCAACGCAGTCAAATATCCAAACCGCGCTGAGGGGATTCTTGCTGGCGATATTGCCGGCTGGGGTGGAGGTCGTGGCGGGTCAGGATAATCGCGTCCCCGAGCCGGAGGGGGCGGATTTCGTGGTCATGACGCCGATCGGGCGCCAACGGTTGGCGACGAACATTGATGCCTATGCCGACAATGCGTTTGTCGGTTCGATCACGGAAACCACGCTCACAATCGCCGAGGTCATTGCTGGCGTTCTGGCGGTCGGCAACATCATCGCGGGCGCCAACGTCACGATTGGCACCGTTGTAACCGCGCTCGGAACAGGCACGGGCGGCGTTGGGACATATACCGTCTCGCCAGCTCAAACCGCCGCGTCCGGTATCATATCCGCCGGCTCGCAAGCGTCGACCCAAAAGACCAAGGTCACGGTTCAGCTCGACGTTCACGGACCCAACAGCGCCGACAACGCCGAAACCATCGCGACGCTGTTTCGCGATCCTCTTGCCGTATCGGTTTTCCTGGCATCGGGTTTTGACGTCACTCCGCTTTACACAGAAGAACCCCGTCAAATCCCGTTTATCAACGCGGAGCAGGCTTACGAAACCCGATGGGTTGTCGATGCCGTGATGCAGGCAAACCAAGTTTCGACCGCTCAAGTCGCGGTCGCGCCGATCCAATTCGCAAGCACGGTCTCTATCACGCTGAAAAACGTCTCGGCGACAGACCCCGCGAATTAGTTCGAACTCGGACCTTTGGCAAGGTCCGCCGCCAACGTCGGATGACGTCGGCAATCCCTGAGATGGAGCCATTTTATGTCGACGATTCCCGCCAAGAAGTACGTCAATGTTATCCCCGGCGTACTCAACGCTGGCGGCTCCGCGCTTGATCTCATCGCCGTTGTTCTCACGACCAGCACGCGCGTTCCAATCGGCACGTTTCAATCGTTTCCTAGCGCCGCCGCTGGGGGGCAGTATTTTGGCCTATCATCTCATCAATATAGTTGGTTGTCTGTCTATTTCAACGGATATACCAACGCGACGAAAATACCCGGATCGGTCCTCTACGTCCAATATCCCGCCGCGGCTGTCGCCGCCTATCTGCGAGGCGCAAATGTTCAGGGCCTCGGGCTGGCCTATATTCAGGGCCTTTCAGGCTCCCTGACCGTCGTCATGGATGGCTACACGCACACGGCCGGCTCTCTCAATCTGTCGGGCGCAACCAGCTTTTCGGCGGCCGCCGCGCTTATTCAAGCGGGTCTAACCGCGTCGGAGCCGACCGAGGCATCTGTCACGGGCTCAATCGCGGCCGCAACCGCATCCGTCACGGCGGCGATCAACGGCGATGTAATGACCGTAACAAATGTCTCGTCTGGCACGCTTGCTGTCGGCGCGATTTGCATCGGCGCGGGCGTCACGCCGGGCACTCAAATCACCGAGCAATTGACGGGCACCACGGGTGGCGTCGGGACCTATGGCGTCTCAATCACGCAAGTCGTCGCTTCGACCACGGTTACAGCCACCTATGGACTTCTCACCGTCACGGCTGTCGGCTCTGGCACGCTGTCTGTTGGTCAAGCGCTCACTGGGTCCGGCGTCACGGCGGGCACTCAAATCACCGCGCTCGGCACGGGCCAGGGATTGACCGGCACCTACTATGCCACGCCCTCGCAAACCACGTCTAGCACCACGATTACGGCAACACCTGTCGCCTTGACGGTGACGTTCGATTCCGTGTCCGGCGCCTTTGTGATCACGTCCGGCATCACTGGCCCGGCATCGACTTCCGCGTTCGCAACCGGCACGCTTTCGGCCGTCTTGCTCATGACCTCGGCGACCGGCGCGGTGCTTTCCCAGGGCGCGGCGCAAGCGACGCCATCCGCCTTCATGACTGGGGTGGCGGCCTTGACCCAAAATTGGGCAACCTTCACGACCGACTTCGATCCTGATTTTGGCTCCGGCAACGCGCAAAAGCTCGCCTTCGCGGCCTGGGCCAATAATCAAGAAGACGACTACATGTATGTCGCGTGGGACACCGATATCACGCCAACGGAATCGACATCCGCGACGAACAGTCTCGGCAATCTTCTCATCCAAAACAACTATTCTGGCACGATGCCGGTTTGGGAGCCGGCCGGCGCCGATCTTTATCACGCCGCGTTTATTTGCGGAATGGTCGCGGCGATCAACTTCACGGCGCTCAACGGCCGGATCACGCTAGCTTACAAATCACAGACGGGGCTCGTTGCCTCGGTCACGAGCATAACCGTCGCCGATAATTTGGAGGCGAACGGATACAATTATGTCGGCGCCGTCGCGACCGCGAACGAAACGTTCGTGTATCTGTATCCTGGCACGGTATCGGGGCCGTTCGAATGGGCCGATAGCTACGTCAATCAGATTTGGCTGAACAACGCGCTTCAGCTCGCGATCTTGAACCTTTTGACGCAGATCAATTCGATCCCATACAACGCGCCGGGCTATGCGCTTCTTGAGGCGGCCTGCGCCGATCCAATCAATGCGGGATTAAATTTCGGCGCATTCCGCGCGGGCGTCACGCTTTCTGCCGCCCAAATCGCGGAAGTCAATAGTCAGGCTGGGATAAATATCGCAACCACTCTCGCGGCTCAAGGGTGGTATTTGCAGGTCCAGAACGCAAGCCCTCAAGTAAGACAGGCGCGCGGTTCGCCTCCTTGTTATTTCTGGTACACGGACGGCCAGTCTATTCAGGTCATAAATCTGAATAGCATCAACGTTCAATAGCGTCATTAAGCATCTAAATTCGCCAGCGTCGGACGACGTCGGCTTTCCCTTCGACGGAGCCTGATCATGACGTCTATTACAGGCGCGAACTCGACGTTTACCCTCAGCATATCGAGCCTGTTCACGATTCCACAACAGCTTCAGGGCTATGCGACGGACGACTCCTTCGCGACCGAGCCGCTGCAATCGGCCGAAGTCATGATGGGCGTGGACGGTTTGCTGTCTGGCGGTTTTGTCTATGTCGAGGTGAAACAGAGCATCACGCTACAGGCGGATTCGCCCTCGGCGCCGATCTTCGACCAATGGTATTACGCCCAACAGCAAATCCAAGATGTCTACGTGGCGTCTGGCATCATCACGCTACCGAGCGTGGGGCTAAAATACACGATGACGAAGGGGTTTTTGACGAGTTATCCGCCATTGCCCGACGTCAAGAAGCTGCTTCAGCCGCGAAAATTTGGCATCACCTGGCAGTCGGCGCAAGTCCAGAATATCGCGACAAACTGACGGGTGATGCTTGCGAAAAGAAAAGATTCTCACGATACCGTTTGAAGGCCGCGACAAGGGAAAGACGTTTCTGCTACGCGAGATGCCCGCCGAGCGCGCCGAGAAATGGGGCTTGCGCGCGCTCGCCGCCGCCGCGAAAGTTGGCGTGGATGTCGGGAGCTTGCCGAGCGGCGGAATGGCGGGCATTGCCGTCATCGGCATCGAGGCGCTTCTCAAGGTCAATTTCTCGGAAGCCGAACCGCTTCTTGACGAGCTTTTCACGTGCGTTAAAATCATCCGTGATCCGCGTCACCCCGACATGACGTTCGCCCTTGTTGAAGACGACATCGAGGAAATTCGAACGAGGCTTCATCTTCGCGTTGAAGTGCTGCGGTTGCACGTGGATTTTTTGCTAGGCGCCGAGATGTCGAAATCGACCCCGGAGACGGCGCCGACGAATCCCGCCTCTCCGACTACGCCAACATCCCGCCCATCATCGGGGCAGCGGTCTCGCATAACAAGGCCACGCTAAGGGAGCTTCAGGAATTCTACTCGGTCGAGGATGTCTACGATCTTTTGGAAGTTGTCGCGGTCGACGGTCATAATCAGCGCGTGCTTGAGAAGATAAGGGCCAAGAAATAATGGCGACGATTATCGACGCGCTGATTATGACGCTCGGGCTTGACGCATCGGGCTTCGAGAAGGGCCAAAAAGACGTCGTCACGGCGATTGAAAAAACCAAGAAGACCGTCACAAAAACCGCCGAAGACATTGAAGAGGCACAAACCGAGGCGGTCAAGGAAGGCGCGAAAGAGCGCACAAAAGTTGTTAAGGATACGTCTAAAGAACAGGAAAGGGCGGTAAAGGATGCCG